AAATCCCACACTCTTTATAGAGCGTAGGCAGCACTTCCCTGCAATCCCCGTGGTAGATGGTGATGCCCGCGTGTTGGTAGTAGGGCTTCATGGTCCTCGAAATGGGCGGTGACTGCTCGCGCCGCCCTTCGCGGTTGAAGGGTTAAGCTGCCGGAGTGTTGGCGGCAACAGCAGCCGCCAGCGCATCGGCCGAGGTACTGAGTTGTCCCTGGAGTGCGGTCAGCTTTGCGGGGTCGCCGCTGGCGATCGCATCGGCCAGTTTTTGTGCAATGCCCTGGATCAAAACAACAGCGGAGGCTTCCACATCCGTGTTTTTTGTCACCTGGGCAGTCAACGCATCGAGTTCACCTGCCATGATTTGCTCCTTCTTTTCTATTCGAGCGAGTGCCTCGAGAATTTGCTGGAATTTGTTCTCAGCATCGCTCGAAAGAAAATTGATGTTTAAGTCGATATGCATTTGTTCACCTCCACCTGATCAGGCCCAAGCCCATCTTTTCCCTTCCACCCGTTCACGTCTCGGGTGCCAATCTCGCTTTCCGTTGCCGCCTGGATAGGCGCGAATCTTCCGCCTGATGTTCGCGCGGCAGGCGGCGCATGGGAGCAAAATGGATTCCCCGTGAACGACCAAATAGCTTTCGTCGCTCCTGGTAATCTCGGCTTGGCAGGAAGCGCATTTCATAGTCACCACAACCGGATGCTCAGAATGCCCCAAGCGCAAATGCTGGCCAGAATGGCGATGACCACGCCCACGCCCCATTCAATCCCTGGCTTGACAAGCAGCGGCCGGAACTTCCGCGGGGCTGCGGAAGTCCCGGTCAATTGCTGCCTCGGGGATAGCGGGTGGATTTGGACAATAGGAGTGCTTGTCCAGTCTTCCCCGAAAGTCTGCATGAGGCTGAAATTCGGCGTTAGGTGAACTTCCCGTATGGCTTCCTCGCCCACATAAACCTCAAAATCCTCGATCGCGTCGGTGATCATTGGCCGCCTCCGCGGAGGTCATGAATGGACTCATCAAACCTGAAATAATAGCTGTCCTGACGGCTCAGACTGACCTGAGCGGACGTCTTCGGCCCGATGGCCCAGCTCCGCGGCAGTGCTATCAATCTGGCCTGACGGCCCTGCAGTACCCGCGCAAGATTTAGTAGCGATGTGGACCCGCAGACCTGACAGGTGGAGTGCTTCGAGGGCGTGATGCACTCGCACTCCGCACACAGCACAGACTCTTTGATGGGGATGGAAACGACGGTGCGGCCGACTGGGGCATGGCGGTGGATGTGCAGCCAAACGCTCAATGCAATCAGAGCCAATCCAAGAATCAGACCATCCATCACTTCCCTCGCTTTATAAAATCATCCGAAGTGGAAATGCTTGAGCCTCAGTTGATGGCGCTCTCTGCTCTTTCAATTCGCGCTCGAACTCTGATGTGTCTTCGCCAGGGAGCACTGCGATACGCGGAATGAGGCACTGGACTTTGACGCCCGCTGCCGTAGCACCCTCCCAGATGCGGCAATCAATGCCATTCGCCTTGACTATTTTCGTGGTGCTCTCAATCGTGATTTTCATACGTTCCTACCTTTCGCGTGCGGCCCGGTCTTACCTTGACTCGTTCAGGGCCAGAGGCTCCGGGCCGTCACGCTATTCCCAGTACGCCGTGGGAATCTCTTCTAACCGCGAACAGAAACCGAGTTCTCCGAATATGCTTCCACGCCTGGTATGCTCGTCAGCGATTTCTGCGAGCGCACCACGGAGCCGATCGCCATCTCATTGAACTGCAGAAATCCAAGTAGCCTGTCGTCAGCGGCTGCTGCCTTCACGAGCGCCTTTATCGCATCTAGCTCGCTGCCCTTCTTCCTCCACTTCCAATTTGTTCGACTGGCCACACCATCGAACTTCGGCACAGAAATCGGAACACTCACGACCGGCGCGGGCGCTTGTGCGGCATTTTCGAGCACTAGATTAGCGAGTTCCTTATCGCCAGAGGCTTCGAGTTGTGCAGCTTCTGCCAGTGCGTCCTCTTCCTGTTTTTTGCGTGCTTCTTCGGCCAGCCGCAGTTCTTCCTGTCGGCGCTTGCGATCCTCTTCCTGCCGCCAAATTGTCACCTTGCTCTTGACGGAAATTTCGGCCTGCTCCAGCGGCTCCATGAACTTCTTTTTCTGTGCCACCGCTTCCTTGTGGGTGTCGTATGCCTTCTTCACGATGGGGTCGAAGACATCCGCGACCTGTTTTTTCCGGTTCGCCACCAGCGTCAGAAAGGAACATGCGAACTCGTACTGTTCCGCGTCCTTCACGACAATCTGATTCGCCTGCGCCACAACCGCAGGGACCAACCTCTCAACTTCCTGTGGAGTGATGATTGCGGTAGCCATGTCACTTTCCTTTCGATTGTTTCCAGTAAACGAGCGCCAGGGCCCACTTCCAAACTTGGTAGTCCCGTGCCTCTTTGAACAGGCACAGCGAGTAGGTGCCGTTTGGCTTCAAATGAACTGCGGCACGTTGCCGCACGATGCCGTCCTGCTGGCGCAGCGCGTGCTCGTAAGCTGCTGTCTGCGGCCCCCAACTGATCTCAATCGCAGCCGTACACTTGATGTCCAGCAGCACCGGCTTTTCGCCCAAGAAGCCGTCGCGGTCGAAGGTATAGCCATACTCCATGCCATCAATCGTGGCGATCCCTCGGGTCTCGCACTTGCGCGGCGTGAATCGGGCTTCTTCCCTGAACCGCATCCATGCAGTCAGATAGGGAACGATTTCCGACACAACTGACTCGGGATTGAGGTCGTCTTCATCGAAATAGTGCGCGGCCTTGTGTACCGCCGTTCCGAGCCGTGCCTTTGCGTCCAGAACTTCCGCATCGACGTGGCTGTAATCCACCAAGCCGACTTCCTGCAGTACCTGCGTGACGGAGGGGATGACTCTGCCGCCACGCAGGTACGTGTGCGTTTCCTCGACGAATTGGAATGCGGTCACCATGATCAAAAGGGAATATCTTCGTTACTCGCCTCAAACTTGTCTGTTGGGCCTTCAATTTTGCAACTCTTGAATTGCCGTATCAGATCGTCGTACACGCTGACTGGAATCTCTGCGCTGGACTTTATGCCCCAAGTTCCTTGAAGGATGGTCCTGACCTGCTCGTTGCCCCATCCCGCCTCGACGCAAACCGTATAGAAAGCGCGGCGCTGTTCGGCATTGATGAACTGGGCTAAGGGCTGCGCCGCCGGGAGAACTTCGGGCGTGACCGCTTCTGACCTGCGTGTGGGTTGTTGCACCGCCGGCGCCACAGCAGTCTCGTTCTCGGGGTAAAACTCCTGGGCCACATCCGGCGCGCGTTCGGTTTCGGGCTCGTCTTCGGCGACCAACTCAACCTTCCGGCCACTGCCGAGGAGCTTCTTTGTCTGCTCGAACAGCTTGGCGTGCTCCGTCATCGTGGAGACCAGGCGGTTCATGTCCTGTGCGGAGAGTTCGATGTTCAGGGCGTAGATCGTCGTGGAGACTTTCTTGCCCTTGGCCGTGTCCATATACGCGGCCTTCTCGGGACGCACGACCAATTTGCAGCGAATGCCTGCAAGCCTGCCGCCGGTCACGGTGCGGATCTGTTCAAGCGCGGAATGAATCTGCCGGATCGAGCGGTAGGAAGTCGTGTGCAGCCGGCAGAGCGCGCCCAGGCGTGGAAATTCGGCCAGAACGAAGTAGAGGTCGCCAGAAGGCTTACAAGTACCTGCGTTCAAATCTGGGCAAGCATCGCCACAAGGCGTCCAATCTTCGCCCTCTGGCGCCTTCTCTGTGCGCCGGGTGGCCTCTCTGCCATCGCCCCAGCACTTTTTCTCCGTCCTGCTCCACCAGGCGTATTCGGTGCGGAAGACGTTCTCGATCTCGTCATCGAGCAGGATGATCCAGAACTCACGGCATTCGTGACCGTAGTGCTTTACCAACTCCTGATCGAGTTCCCATTCCAGCTTTGTGCTTTTGCGCAGGAAGATGAAGTGGTCCAGCTTGTTCGGCCTGGTGCCGTTCGCCGTCCTGACAACCTCGCCGATCGCCACTTTCGTTGTCACAGCCAGGCGTTGAATCGCCTCGCCTGATTCACTGACCGTCAATCCGATAATCGCCATGCGCCCCTCCTGCGTACTAGTTCCCCATGCCACTAAATGGGAGTCTTGGCCCCTTGCCCTCTTGCTGGTCCTCGTAGTTCAATGCCCGCACGATGAGCCAGCGAATCTCGTCCTCCAGCTTTCGACAGTTCACCGCTGCCCGGTCCCTCAGTCGCGCAGCAAGAAAGGGGTCCATGCACAGCTTCCGGGGAAGCCAAACCCGCTCTGTTTTTTTGCCTTCGTACTGCATGATTGCTTCTCGGCATCATTCCTAAGTACTTGATTCTTTCGCTAACAAGGCAGTAAACTCTTGCGTCCCCAAAGAGAGTCTTCGATGAATCCGCATACAGCCGATGAGAGAGAAAAAAGATTTGTCCAGTACTGCTTGGCCTGCAACAAAGGGCAGCTCGCGGAGGTCCGGTTGACGCGACTGAACCGCGCAGCCAATTTTCGGAAAGCCATCAGGGAGCTGATTGAAGAGTTCGTGGAGACTCGGGCCGAGGACCTGGCTGCGGGGATGCTACAAGAGCACTGCCCGGAAAGGGCACAAATTGTGGCTAATATGCCACAATCGAAGAGGCGGCGAATGCCTGTTTGGATCCGCAGGATGGGAAGTGTTGAAAACGAAAGGCTTAGGCTGGCAAGATAGCATCTGGGCCGGGCTCCAGATATTATGTTAACTACGAAGTGAGGCTCGTTGCAGAGAATGGTCATAGTATCCTCTACGCTGCCTCCACTTTCAGGGAAAGCATTTTCTCAACGCGCAGACGTGTCAGTAGGCTTACGCTGCAGCCCCGTTCGATCCGGCAAAGGGTAGGAAGACTCACGCCAATCATTTTAGCGAACGCCGGTTGAGTCATAAGCCGGTCCAATCTGACTGCCTTAACTCTATGTCCGAAGGATTGCTTCCTGCTCATGGCCTCGATTATCAACACTAATCAGGAGTTGTCAAGGACTATTTTCAACTATTTTTTGTGGAAATTTCGAGGGCGGGAAACGGGCTACTGAGGCGGGAAACCGACGCAATCGGGGCGCCTGCCTATTTCTTGAAGAGGCCCGAGGCTTCCACGCGCGCGATCTCTTCCTTACTGCGCTCCACGTCGCCAGCGCCAGCAAGGGCGTCATGGTTTTTCTGGAACAGGTTCAGGAATCGGCAACCCATGCGGCCGACGAAGCCGCGGACTCCCGTCTTGCCCGCCGCCCAGCGGCCCCAGCGCGTGCTGATCGTCTCGTTCATAGGGCCACCAGCAATTTCATCGATGAAGATGTCCGCCGCAACCGGCAGCCGGCGGACATAGCCTTCCTTGGTCACGTTTGCCTCGGCCTGTTTTTGCTGCTCAGGAGTGAGGGGCGTAACTGGACCGTTCATTTTTTACTCGGTTCTATGACGGTAGTCCCGGTACCGTCAATTCCCTGCTGGTAGGCTTTGGTGATGGACTGGGGCACCACGAGCATGAGGGTACGGCCCCTGGGGTCGCGCAGGAGCAGCGAAAAAACACAGACGGTCATCCACACCATGCCCCAGCCGATTGCGATGGCCCAAGGCTTCCCTGCGATAAGCAGGAAGCCGCAGGGCCCGAAGAAACCGATGAAGGCGGAAAAGAACACGGAGAGAAGCAGGCGCACCCAGTTCTGAATCTCTCCATGCTCGATCTTGGACAGGATCAGCCCGCCAATGCCGCTGATCGCGCCGCTGACGAGTCCGCCCATGCTAGAAGTGAAACGTCGGCCCGAACTTAACGATCAAGCCGTTGTTTTGATAGCCAGGAAACTTGGCCCACTCGACGCTGCCGCCAAGCGTCCACGAACCGCTCGTATTAAGCATGTAGTTTGCGCCGCCACCGGCCGTGAAGGCGTAGTGGTTTTTGGTGACTCCTGCAAGGCTTACCTGATCAATGCCGGCGCCAGCAGTGACAAAAAGTTGAACACGCAGGAAATTCACGTTAGGACTGATGTTGTCGATCTTCTTGTTTAACCACGCCAGCCGATAATTCACCCCGCCAGAGAAGACCTTCAGCACCCCGTCCGTGCTGATCAGATTGCGATCGTAAAGATCGAGGCTCGGCGTCGGCGTGAACGCCAAGCCGCTGTCACTGGCCGCGATGGTTTGATGGTTGCCAGGCAGCGACAGAACATTCGTGTTCAAAGACCACGGTTGAGAGACGATCTGTGCCGGTGGGGTAGTCTGCGCCATTGCTACGCCGGAAATGAGCAGGCAAAGGATGACCACTTTGGCGATGTAGGCCACCTTGGCCGACGTGCCGTCGGGATTGTAATAGTGGTTGTAAAGCGCAAGGCCCAACTGGGAAAAGCCAAGAACGAACGCCACCAGGGGCTGATATTTCGCGGGAACGATCCCACCGAACAGGTTGACTGCCTGACCAATGAGGAGCAGGAACTGATAAAGCAAATGCATGAAAACGGTCATTGCCACTTCCTCCTTAGTTAAGATGAGAATCCATACGTCTGATTGACCCAATCCCAGACGGCTTGAATGCCGCCGTCCGTCAAAAGCTGCAACAGGTTGTCGTCGGGGTCTGCGGGCAATTCCTGCAGGTAAAGGTGCGGGGCATCGGCAAATGTCCGCCAAGTCGCGCCCTCGGCAAGTCCGAAGGTCAGCGCTTGCACAAGAAATTGCTTCCACCGTTCGTCCGTCGTGGACCAATCCGGCTGCCACGTCGGAAGGCCGGGCAGGTCCGGGCAGCAATCCACGGCGAGTCCGTAGTTGTGCATGGAAGTTCCGGGCTTCGCGTTCGTGATGATCGGTCCCGGCGCCGTGCGGCCTTGGGCATAGAGTGCCGCTTGTTCCGGCCATGTACGCAATGCCTGCGTGACGCGGAGATGGATTGCGGGCGAAGACGCGGTGAGAAGCTGATCGAGTTGCAGGATGCGGCGCTGCAGTTCCGGGTGAACGGTCTGCAACCGCGTGAGGCTAATTGCGTCCAATGAGTTTTTCTACTGCATTGCTCTTGCGAAACGCCATGCTTAAAATTTTCTCGGTGATGATCAGCAGCACCATGCCGATGAAGACCCACAGAAGCTGCTCGTGATGAGCCACCGTTAGTTCCAGCGCCGTCAAACGATTCGTGATGAGATCGTATTGCCCTTGCTCTTTGTCGAAATGAAGCTCGTGCCGGATTTCCAGTTTGTCCAGTCTCTCCTCAATCGCCCTGAGCCGTTGGCTATCGAGCGCGAACTGTGTTTGCTCTGAGTTTATTTTGACCTGTTGCGCGTAAAGGAAAATAAAGGGTATCAGACAAAACAGAATGACTGCGACGATGTAGTGGGGTTTCTTCACGGCGTTGTTTGGTCCGAAAAGAATTTTTCCTGCATAAGCCGCTGGCTCTCGTAGGCTGCGGCCTCATCGGAAATAGCTTGCTTCGCGGCGTCAATGTCGCTCAAAAACTGGTCCTCGGTATAGTCCAGACTCGGTGCGGGATTGAAGACGTGCTCGCGCGTCGTTTGGCCGCAGCTCGCTACAAGCAGAATTGATCCGTCATCCCGCTGGGATGCGGTCACGGTCACGCTCTGACCAGCCTGCGTCATCGTTCCAAGCGTCTTCATGTCCGCCTCATTTCACCCCCGAGACCCAAGCCTCGAAGAAGTCCAGTACCGCGGAGCCGCTCGTGTCATTGGCCAGTTGCGAGTGCAGAACTTGTATCTGAATCGCAGCGCAGTTCTGCGTTTTCGCAAGCGTTACCGTGTCGATCGTAGTGGCAAGCGTGTTGCCGCTGGTAATCTGCCGCAACTGCGTGAAAGTGATCCCGGCGTCTAACGAATAGGAAATCGTAATATGGCTGGTGCCACCGTTGAGCGTGTTCGTCGGCACGGCAATCTTCACGTTCAACTGCAGGCTGCTGTAGGTCGGATCGCTCGGAGTGCTGAAATTGCTGAGGACGTAGGTGCCGGACTTGATCTGCGAGGTTCCTGTTCCCGTGAGCACGCCGAACGTGTTGACGTTGCCGTCAAGCGTGTTGGTCTGATTCGTCCAGGTCGGCGGCGACGTGCCCGCGGTCGTGTAGACCTGTGTGCCAGGTCCGCCCGTAACTGTCCCGCCAGCGCTTCCGACTCCTCCGTCTCCGTTGCCAGTCGTCGGCGCCCCACCCGATGGCGGGGTCACAATCGAACCGACGAAGAAGCGCCCGACGCCGGTGTGCGCCGTGGCCTTCGTCGTCGTCGCTTGGTATGTCACTGAGCCGCCGGTCAAGTTCGGATCGTCGTAATAGACCCAGTACAACGTGTTGTAAGCAAGGGCCGTGATGGAGCCTGAGTTCAGGCTGATATTTGCATGGCCCGTGAGCTGCATCGTGAAGGCCGCAATGCTGATCGTCGCATTCGAGCCGGCATCCGTTGCCGTCAGCGGATTCGTCAGCGGCTGGTAGCTAGCGTAGCCCGGCGCCATGATGTTCAGTGCGCCGGTGTCGAGTGCGATTGAGCCCACCGTGCCCGCCAGGGTGAAGGAATAAGCCGTCACATTGGAGAGCAACTGTTCGTTCTGGCCCAGCAGGTTGAACGAAGTGAATTTGTACCAGATGGTCTTTCCGACGTAGGTCGGATCGAACTGGAACGTGAACGATGCTTCGTCCAGTCGCGCGAACAGGTCGCCGGTGACGTGCGCACCAGGTGTGGTGCCGTAGATACCGCGGTAGAGCGTGGTCAGGTTGTACTGCTGGTCAGCGACAAGGGTTGCTGTCTGGTAACTCAGAAGTTCGAGAACTGGACCGGCGCTAACAATAGCTGAGAGCGTGACGTTGGATGCCGCGCCGGTCGGCGATGTGCTGGAGAGCGGCGTGTTGTCGGTCATGGCCACGCCGAGTGTATGTCCCGTGTCAGGGTTCGCGCCGCCGTAACTGGCCAGATTCGCAACCAGCGTGCCCATGCGCGCCGGGAAGTTCACCGTCTCCTGAAGCTGGTAATTAGTGCCGTCGAATGACACCCAGACGTGGCAGCCGCCCCAGTTTTCGTTGGAGCCGTTCACGAAGCCGAACAGCATATTGCCTTGCTGCAGACCTAGGCGCGAGGGAGCCTCGAAGATTACCGCACTCGTGTTGCCGGGATCTTCCTGTCCAGGCAGAGGCGGTGGCGGATTGTTCGTGTCCTTGGGGTTGTAAGCCGGCGCAGCCGCGCCCCAGATGAAGTCTTCCGCCACGATGGACAAACCCTTTTCCGGGTCGTCTTCAATCTTTTGGATGCGCACTGGCGCGGCGTTTAGGCCCAGTATCGAATCGTTGATTGTGACGACATCCATCGGTTCGAGGAACGCGAAGGAAGAAGGAAGGCGGAACTCGTAGGTGTTGCGGATGTAGACGTTGCGCTGCAGCCGCATGGAAGCCGCGTATTGCGCAGCCAGCAAAGTCGTGATGAAGTCCCAGGATTGCGAATCTTCGCTCCGCAAACCGTAGCGCTGAATCGAGGCATCGTCCTGTTCATAGACCACTTCGGGGTTATAATCGTTCACCCGCGCCGAATAAGATACCGGCACGCGGTTGTAAGCGTCCATGTAAGGCGTTCGCGTGACCTTCACGGGGTCTTCGCCCTTATCGTCTACCAGGAAATCGCTATCAGTGAGACCGGCCACTGGTGTTGTTGAAGGCTGATAGAGCACGCCGTTCCCCACCGCCGAGGTATCGCAGTAAGGAACAAACTTGAGCAGCCCTTCGGACCAGTAGGCCCCGACCATGCCCGCTTCCAGCCATTCGCCGATTACGCTGGCGGTGGATTGCTGGTTTTCCAGAACCGGGGAAATAAAGAACGAATTGGCGGTCCAGCATTTTCGCGCGAGCGTGAGATCGCCGATGCTGGCGAGTGGAAATCCGATGCCGTAGCCAGGATCAGAAAGAATCGCCGTGATGCAGTCGGCGGGATTCGCGTCGAGGATGCCGCCGCCGACTTGATAGGCCCCAGCGACCTCATAGTTGTAGTTGGGAAGTTCCGGCGAATAGCCAAGATAGAGCTGGGACGATGCGATCATCGCCAGTTGCGTGTATCCCAGCGCTTGTGATGGATGCTTCGAGGTCAGGTAGGACCACGGCGACTGACCTTGCCCACCGCCGATGAGCGTCAGATTGATCGAACTGGGCGCGTTGTTGTCCGTGTTTGGGTCAGCATATTGGTAATTGATGACAATTCCCTGCCCTGTATCGGCTGCCGCAAAGGTATAGACGCCAGCACTGACTTTGTACTGTCCGACCGTGGGCGTGCCGCTGGAGATTTTGACAAATCCATTCCCTCCGGGGTAATACTTCACGCCAAGGTCGCTGTTGAAGGTAGCCGAGTTCTGCACCGTGACGGTGTAGGGACCGGAAAAGGGCACAATGGAAAGTTCTTCCGTTGCGAGAATGTAGCGGTAAAAGCCATACGAAATCTGGACGTTCTTGCCTGCGTCGGCGCTCGCAAAGGTGTAAACACCCGTGGCGGGGTTGACTTTGTACTGCCCTGCGCTGGGCGTGCCCGTGGTGGCCGTCATGCCGACTGGCGTGTTGCCAGCCAGCGTGATCGCTCCGGGCGAGCCATAATCGTTGATCCCTGAATAGCTGTAGGCTGTGACTGCCGCGACTCCCTGGTCAGCCGCAAATGCAGCGGCGTAGGTGGGCGTATACGTGTAAGGCGAGCCCACGGTGTAGGATTCCGTGACGCCCTGGACGACAAAGCGCCCGGTATTGTCCCACACACTTAGGAGGGCACTCAGAGGCCCATGACAGAGCGCCGCCATGATCGAAGCGGTGTAGACGTACTGGCTGCCGCCTTTGCCAAGCCCTTTGCCGCCCTGCTGCTTCGCTTTGTTCGCGGTGAAATCGCCGTACCAGATCAGCTTTCCAGTAAGGCGGTTCTGTCCGAACAAGATGGGGATGGGGATGCCGAGGATGGCAGCGTTGGTGCGGATCGCATGATACTTCTGAATGATTTGCTGTGGTTGGCCGAAACCCATTTTAGAAAAGACTGAAGTACCGCCGCGGCCTGCGCCGCAAAAATCCCTCTTCGGTGCCGTGTGAACCGATCACGCCGCGGTCGCGCACCGGATGAATCACAAAGTTTGGCCACTCGGCAACGATGGCGCCGTGGCTGAAAGTGCGCCCAACGCGATACAGCACAAAGTCTCCCGGCTTTACTTCTGCTTCCGTGATCTCCCGCATGTACCGCAAAATCAACTGGAGGTAAAGTTCCTCATCGCTGTGCAGCATCATCTGCGGAGCGTATTCCGGGGGTTTTGGGATCAACTTCAAGCCGGATTCGTTCAGCACGCAGACTGGCAAATAGGCGCAATCCACGCCGACACCCTTGATGCCCGCGCAGTCATGGAACGGAGTGTTCAACCAACTCTTTGCGACTTCCACAATGCGTGCGCGGGACTCGTCTTCCGTCATACCGCTACCTCTGGATTGGGTACATAAGGCTCTGACCCATTGTTGAGTAAATTTCCGAGTTGGCTGCAGCGCGCCTGCGTCTTGTTGCAGCCCTGGTACATCGTGAAGCCGTCGCCAACGGCCAATGCCAGCGGCGTGAATCCAGCCAGCACAATCTGCGTGGTCGAAGGCTGTGACTTGATGCTCATAGTGATTCCAGCGTTGGCGCCCGACGTGAAAGTGATGAATCCCTGGGCGTAGACAGCCGCGGTCACCGCAGAGCTGAGATTGATGGTCTGCGTGGTCGAACCCGCGGCCACGGTGCGCGACACGCCGAAGGCGGAGGCCAGTAGCGTGCAGTTCGCGTCATAGAGCGTGTGGCGGCAGGAAGCCTGGATGAGTTTCGGCGGCGTTTTCAGGTTCAGTAGATAGAGCAGGTCCGCCACAGTGAACTCCACGATGGAGCGCCCGGTCTGCTTGAAGTCGAGGATCTGTCCGACAAATTTTGTTTCCACGCCGCGAGTTGTGTTCGGTGCTTCGCCTGGTGCCCAGTACGCCGTATAGACCGTCACCGCTGCGCCATCGAATAGCCCGGCGGTCAAACACTGCATCATCGGAATGCTCGTACCAGGGAAAAGAATCGAAGCTGGAAGCATCGCCGTCAGCGGCATGTCGTTGGCGGTGAGGCTGAATGAGGCTTCCATCTTCAGCACGCCGCGCTGCCAGGCACCGTAGAGCGATGAATAGAAAATGTTGCCGCCGTAGGTGATGTCAGCCTGGCTACTGGTGGTGCGGAGGACTTGACCGTTTACAAGGGTGATGGCGAAGAGGTCAGCTCTGCCGAAGATGTTATTGGTCTGCAGGAACGTGAGGAGAGTTGAGCCGAGGTTTTTCACAGTAAAACCGAACGGAACTTCAGCGAGGTCAGTTGCCACCGCTGATATAGAAATTCTTCAAGGTCAGCCCATTCGTCTTCCTCGAATCTGCACAGGAAATAGAACGAGCCCGTCCAGGTGATCGGCGCAGCGTTTGCCGGTGCGCTCGTGAAGGTGACCAGACCAGTCGGCGAGATTGAGGCTGGCGTTACCGGACTGCCGCTCACATAGATCGTCGGCGTACCGTTCAAGTTTTGAATCAGGTCCACCATGCCGCCAATGGTGCGCGTGAGTTGAAACGTTTTCGTTGCGCCGTCGCCGGTGCCGAAGTTCATCGCGGTCACAGCGTTGTCGTAGGGATCGCTGTACAGCCAGTTCTGGTAGCTGCCCTGCACGCTGCCCATGAATCCGGCGAGCGTTTGCAGCGCGGAAGAAGCTGTCGCGTAGTCGCCCTTGAGAATGTCGAAAACTAGTTCAAACTTCCAAATTGGATACGGAGTCAGCGAGATGCGATTCTCGCCGCGATTGTTGGCGGGAATCTGAACGATGGTGCGGAATGATGGCGTCTTTTTGACAGGCCACGCCGGGCCGCCATTTGTCGCGGTGAACGTGGGGAAGATAGCGTAACTCATGTTAGACGTTTAGTGGTACTATCTGCTGCCAGGAGGTCAATGTGGCAATACTCTTCCCGTCCCAGCCAGGACTGCGCGGTAAAATGATGTTGCACATGCTAGATGCCCGGCGTACTATCCGACCGGAGGTCGGCGCTATGTGTCCTCTGGAAGCAACAACCGAAACCATAAAGATTGCTGAGACTGAAACTGATCACGCTGTTCTCGTAGACATTCGCAAGGCGATCCAATCCATGCGCGCAATGATGATTTTTTTCACCGTGATCGCCTCTATCACCGTCTTTGGCCTTCTCTTTATGTTGGCCCACTACATTGGAGTCAACCAGTAATCAGAAAGCATTTCGCTTGCGCATGCCCCGCTGCAGCGTCCGCGTCAGCCTGTCCTGATTTTGGTCGAACCAAGCATCAAGTCCTCTCGCATCCACGGCATGAATGTGTAGATGCATCGCGCCGCCATCAGTCTGACCTGCAGGGGTGATTTTTTCGCCTTCGTGAACGAGTGCCAGTCCCGTCCTCGGAACGTAATCGGTCCCGGCGGCGAAGGATTGCAGGCCCATAGTTGTCGCAATGACTTCCGCCGCGACTCCTGGCGCGGTCATAATATTGACCGGGAATGGAAGCGCCTCGATCACCGAGGCATAGCCCGCAGCTCCCGCGAGGCCTGCATCCGTGGTACCTTGCGCCACCGCAGCCGTCTTTGACGCTGCAAGTTTCGTGCTGTAGTAGCCCAGATACGCGGCAATCGACTGCGCCAACTGGCTTTTCTCAACCACATTCACCATGATGGCGTGCGCGATGTGCTGCGCCAGGACCTTCGCCAGCGCGTTCACCATGATTTGCAGGATGCCGTCACCCAATTTGATGAAGGCTTTTTGGACGGTCATCGTCCCTTCAATCAATCCCATCGTCGTATGCGTCATGGTGCGCTGGATATTCTTAGATAGCTGATCCCACGGGCGTTCGAGTTCCTTCGTGATGCGTTCCTGCTCGCGCACTTCGCGGTTATTCTCTTCGGTGATCTGGCGCATGAGCCTGATCTTCAGTGCGGCGAGTTCCTCGGCGCCCTTCTTTTCCTCCGCGTCCATGCTCTTGTTCGCGGCCTCGTTCTCCTTGGCTTCTTCCGTGGCGACGCGTGTTCGTTCTTTTGCGGCCCTTTCATCATCATTCAATGCCGCAAGAGTCTGTTCACGCTGCAATCGGGCCGCTTCCTTGGCCGCCTCCATAGTTTCGTGAATGACTGCGATTTGTTCTTCCTTACGGAGCCCGGGGACCTGCTGCCCTTTTTCTGCTCCTTTTTCCGCAACTTCCTCCTGAGCTTTGGTGACGGCCTTCAATTGCTCCTCTAAGGCTTTAGCGTCCTTGTCCATTCCTGTTATCCAGTTATAGAGAAACGCTGGGCCGCGAACGGTTGCCGCCGCGTTGTTCTTTATTGCCTCTAGTTGTCTGTTTAGATCGGCGGCTTTCTGGGCAAGCACTTCACCCAATTTGCCCCAGCGTTCCTGCGAATCAACGACATTCAGGATTTCGCGCGCATACTTCTGTGACCCGGTAATGCCGATGAGATTCAGCGCCTCTTGTTTGTCCGCCAATTCGACGTTCTTCATCAGCAGACGGTTGTTGTCGCTGATGATGTCGTTGTAGGTTTTGCGCGCCGCATCGTCCCATCCCGTGAACTTGGCGATGATTTTGTC